ACAGCGGCTCGCAATCTTCTTCGCGCGGGTACATGTAAGTGGCACTACCCTTGATGCCGCCTGATTCAAGCCATTCCTGAGTGTAATAGTTCAGGATCCCGCAAATGTCTTCGATGACGATATTTCCGTACTCATCTTCTCCGGGGATCGCCTTTGTGCAGCCACCTGTGTAGTGCGTTGCAGTGACGTTGAGTGTCTTCGTCAGATCTTCGTTACAGATTACAGAGGTTATTTCGAACCAAATCCGATGACTGCCACCACCTGCCCCTCCACGACGCCCGTGCCATCGACCGCGCTGAGGCATTTCGTTTACAGTACGACGCGCAACCTCACGTACAGTCTTCGCGATCTGCTTCGCCGCCGTCTCCCCAAAGATGACACCTTTTTCAGCCATGTGTCACCTATGCCAATGGAAGTGCAGAAAAAGGCAATCGCCGATACCCGCGGAACGGCAGTGTGACATTGTTTAGCGGCGATGGATCGTCGAGAGCATGGCCAGAGCCATCGAGAGGCACAGGGGCTGTGATGTCCTCCAGTTCTCCATCACTGTTTTCGACTTTGATGTTCCGCAGAACACCGTACTCGTCACGTTCACGAAAACCGACGTCCGTCAAATTGGAAATCCACCCCTCTTCGCGATAATGGATCGTGATCTGCACCTCACGGTATGTCGTTCCGTTTCGGCTCATTGGCTTAGACACCTTTGGAGTCTGCATTTTCGCCTGACCGATCGCAACTGAAAACCCATCAATCGTAAAGGTGTCGTTATTGACTGCGTTGCTGTATTCCATGATCCACACAGGGACCGACGCAAGATTCTTTGTAGTGACTGAAATCAACCGGCTATCATCAATCATTTCCGGTGGGTCAAACGGATCACCGGCAGAGTTGCAAACGATGTTTCCATCCTCATCGACAACAAGCGGGCGCTGGAACTGTTCTCCATCCCATTCCGTCAACGCTGGCTCATCTGTCGGATCTTCGGCAAGCTCACGTTCGCTGGAGAATGTGCAGGTCACATGAAAATGCACATATCCAGAAACGCACTTTGGCTTCACTCCCGTGCACCAAGCCCCCGTGTCGGTGTGATGAACCGAACCAACCGTTGGGAGGTCTGGATGCGAACCAACCTCATACGTCCCATCAGTCTTCTGGTTTGTCGTCAGCCAGTACGTTTCGGAATAGGTCCGGATCCCCTTTTCGTTGGCCGCTTCCCGAGTCTCTGGAAGCACTCCCTGCATGACAATTGTCATTCTGCCACCTCAGCGTTCTCGATTCGTGGCGTGTCGTCGACAATCTTAGCCTTGCCCAGAGCAATCAGTTGATCTGCCTGCTTGCCAAAAAACTCAGTGCCTTTCGGATAGACCGCAAACAATCTTTTGTTGCCTTCTGATCCTTCTTCACGCGCAAACTTCACAGTGGCCTTTTTTTCTTCTGGCCAATTTGTGATGTCTTCTATGATCTTTTCCGTTGAATACACGCGAATCATCAGATGGACTCCACAAGCAACATGCCGCCAAAGCCACCAAGGCCGCCAGCTGTCGCCGCTGCCATCTGCGTAAGTGGCTTCATCAGTTGTTTCGTTTGCTCCTGAGTAGCCTTCACGGCTGGATCTTTGGACCGGACGAACGCCTGAGCCAACAACGAATAGGCTTCCTGGCTTCCGGCCTTGGTTGCTCCAGCTAGTTCTTTTCCTTTGTTACCGCTGCCGCCATTCGCGTCAGCAGTTGAGCCACCTTTGATAAATGACGTGTTGAGCGGGGACGGTTTCGCGATGTCGGTTTTCTGTGCTTCTGATGCCATAGCGGCGGCTGAGCGATTTGCAGCATTGATTCGCAAAGCTTCGTTAATATCATCAAGAACGCCAGCCAACCGTTTGTTTTCAGGCATCTTGAATTCTGATGTGCCTTTTGTGAGGTCGTTACCCAAGCCGACTGCATCTTCGCCAAGGCCAGCTGCAATTTTTCCTGCCTGAAATGGATTCATAAGAATGTCCATAGGAGCCATCGCAACATCAGTGGCCAAACCCATTGCCTTGTCCGCACTGGCCTTCAGGTTCTTGTACATGATCTCGGAGTTGTCTTTGATCCATGAAAACGCGGCCCGGGCGTATTCGATCATCGATTCAAAAACGCCCCGCCAGATGTTGTCAAAGTTTCCGACGACAACCCCGGCAATCGTGCCGATGTCGATCAAAAAGTTCTGCGTGTCCGTGAACCATTTGAAAGCAAAGCTCGTTGCGGTCCCAAACGCTGTGCCAACTCCGTCGACGTGAGAAATCATCCCAGATGCCCAGTCAAGCAACTTGTTTGCGTGTGGCAAAAGCTGCTCACCGATGGCAGTACCAAGAAGCAAAACGCGGTCAATAAATGTGGAAAACTTTCCGGCAGTCGTTGCGCTCAGCTCAGACATCATGCCGCCGAACTTGCCAGTAGGCCCGACCATCGCGGCCATTGCCTTCTGCATCTCTGGAAATCCAACCTTACCGTCCGCGACAAGATCCTTAACCTTGCTCTCCGCAACGCCAAACTGTTTCGCCAATTCTGCAACAATTGGGATGCCACGACCGGTCAATTGGTTGATGTCTTCACCAAACAAGCGGCCCTGAACCTGAGCTTTCCCGTACAGTTCTGCCAATTCGCCAATCGGCGTTCCTGTTGCCGCCGCGATGTCCCCGATCATTCGCAATTCGTCGAAGACAGTTTCCGAGGCAGATCCGAACGAAATCAGCTTCTGAACAGCGTCACCAATCTCCATCTTCTGGAATGGCGTATCGGCTGCAAAAGCGTCCATTTTCGCCATTACGCGATTGGCGGTGTCAGCACTGCCGGTGAGAACCTTGAGCTTGATTCCGAGTGTTTCGGCGTCTGCTGCAAGTTTGATCGCTCCTAGTGCAGCGAACGGCAATGCGGACGCCCCGAATCCAATGATGCTCTTGCCAGCCCCAACGACTGAGCGAGCCATCGACTTGATTCCGCCAGTGAATCCACTGCGAACGGCAACCGCCGCCTTTACACTGACCGCAACCGTCTTTTCGAGCGTACTGTTGAGAGCCTTGACAGCCGAAACCGCCGTCCCCACTGGATTGATCAGAGCCCTGATCGGAAGCGTCAGAATGCTGATTGCTTTGGCCGCCACACGCCCAACGATCCCCAGCGAGGCTAACGCAGCTCCGGCCACCCTGGACGCCGCCCCAAGGCCCATGAGAGCCACGAGAACCACTTTTACCTTTGGCGGAAGAAACCCGAACAGCTTCGACAGGATCTTGAGTTGCAGCTGAAACGCTTTGAACGTGATGTAGAGCCGCACAGCGCCGCCGGCCAGTCCCATGAATGGCGATATTAGTGACCACGCCGCCGATGCTGCCAGCTTGAGCGCAGAGAACACCAAGCGAAACGGACCAATGATCAGTTTTGCCGTCTTAATCGCCAAAGAACCGACCATCATGAACACACTGACGATCATGCGGAGCGGCATCAGCATAACTCTGGCCCCGTCGGCAGCGAGTCCAAAGGCATATGCCAGCGTTGTCGTTGTCTGCCGCAAAGCAACCGCACCGATCAGGGCCGACGTCAGGCCCTTCGACAATGCCGCTGTTGAAGCGACCATAACGCCGCTGGTACCGGTCGCCACTTTAATACTGCCAGAGAGAAGACTGGCTCCAGATGCGGTCAGGTCCAAAGTCTGCTCGAGCGTGCGAAGATTCTTGTCAATCTCGATCGTTGCTTCCTGCAGATCGTTCATGGAATCCGCGGTATCGTTGAGCCCGTTTTCAAGCCCGGGCCCCATTCGCAAAGAATTAAGATTGCTCACCGCGTTGACGGTTTTGTTGGCGGTCTGAGTCAGATGATTGAGCGCAATTTGTCCTTTGGCAATCGGATTTGTGAAGTCTTTCATGTTCGCACTGACACGAACAACAAGATCACCGATGGTTGCCATTAGTATTTGACTCCCGCCATTCCCATCAACGCCCCAATCTGGGCTGCCGTCGCTGGTTTTTCTTCCACTTCATCCGGTCGCCAATTCACACCATGAATGATGCACGCTTTCTTGATGTCGTTCGGCGTCTTTGGTTCATCCTTCGTCGACAACAATGCAGCCCCGAGAACCGCCAGTAATTCCACAACTCCGGCATTTCCAATCGGGCTGATTGCATCCTTGGCCACCCAGACATCAAGATCACCTGGCGACATTGATTCCAAAAGTTTGTTGACCGACGGAACGCCCCAGATCTCTGCAAGTTCGCAGGCAATCAGGTAGCGTCTGTCGGACCTGATTTTTTTTCCGCTTCGTCCTTGTCACTGTCGCCGTTGACCCGCTGACAAGCAGAGAAAATCCGGTCGATGATGAACACGCTTTGCAGCCCCAGCGCCGCAACGTCTTCCTGTGCAAAAAGTCGGTTTCCACTATCGTCAATACAGCAGGCGACGAGCATTCGCTCCCGCATCTGCCGTTGACGGACAACATCGTGTTCGCCCTTCTTGACGAACTGCATGTCAAACGCGCCTTTTTCCTTCGCGTTCATGCCTTTGACAGTGACGGAAACACCTTCACCCAACTCTGGTAACGGAACGATCTCCGTTGGCGTTTCCAAAGGTTTCAACAGTAACTCGCGGACATTCAGTGACATCTGCTTCTTTCTCAACGATTTCAAACGTTTTGTTTAAGAGTTCCGGAGCGCCATCTCGTGTTGCGAAGAACTCACATTTGAGCAATGGGACCGAATCATGTGACAGCTGAATTGTCAGGCTGCGAGTCTTCTCCGGAATCTCTGGGATGATTTTCCGGAGTTCGCAGAACAGTTCAGATACACCTCTGACTCTCACCATCTCAATCAATCCTCGTGGTCATCATCCCCGGCGATTTCGGCCACCATGGCCGCGTCTTTTTCTTCCGCGACTCGCTCAGCGAGTTTGGTCATGAGCATCGGATGGCCGCTCTCTTTTGCCTTCGCGATTTGCTCCGACGTGAACAGCGCCGCGCACTCTTCGTCTGCCGGCTCTGCGAGCCCGCAACCGACAAGCCGATACACTTCTGGGCCCTCAAGAATGCGGCCTACTTCGCGGATCCGTTTTTTGACGGGCTGTCCATTCACGACAGCATCCCGCAAAATGAACGTTCCTTCCGGAGCCCGGGAAGTCGCCTCATGCTCAAACGTAACTTTGACTTTCAAGGGATCACCTCAAATTAGGTAGGCCACGTTGGCTGGCCGTTGAGTGTAAATGTGACGTTCGCTTTCACGCCTTCATCTTTCGCGATCGTTTGCCCCACCTCGATGCCGGCAATCTTGTATGGCATTTCGGTTGCCCCCGTGTCGGCAAAGATGATCTTGCCGTCCAGCTGGTTGGCTTCCACGATCGTCGGCGTAGTGATTTCGTCAGTCAGAGCCTGATGGCCAGCATTTGCAGGCAGCCAGAACAGTTCGGCTGAGATATCTGGTGGCGTGCTGAACCCATTGGCCAGTCTTTTCATGCCGCTTGCTGACTGGCTTAGCGTTGTGCCATCGTATGTCTCTGATTTTGCACCAGACACATCGATTGAAATCACTTCAGCGATTGCTGCCAGCGATGCCGCAACGTCCATCTGCAGAACTGTGCCTTTTGATACCGTTGGCATGACTAACCCTTTCGAATTTCTATTTTCTTAGATGGCTGGTTTTGAACCGCTGAACTCATCTGACTGGCGATGTGTTCGAGAATTAGTTTTGAGTCCTCTCGATAGACTCTTTCGACGCGCTTTCGCGTATCCGTTCCTGATGTTTCGTATCGTGAATTTTCCGGAAAGATCACCCCGGCCACCGCTTGCAGCTCGCCCTTGCGATGAATCGACGTCGTATAACGTCGCGTCTTTGTTTTGGTTGATGGAGTACGTGATCGGAGAATCTTTTCAAACAACCTGGCACCAGAGCCGACCGCTTCAGATGTAGCGGCCAGCATCTGTTGCATCATGTCAGTGAGAAGAGTTTCTCCGGCCATTTCATTCCTGCCAAAGCGTCTGATTTCCGCTCAGATCGTAAAGGTTCGTGTTGGCCTGCTCAGTGTGCTTCCGGCGAATGTTGAACACCGTCAGGCCACACTGCTCAGTTGCTTCGCCGTAGACATCGAAAATCTTTCCTTTGTGCCGGCACTTCGCAGCCGATGCGATCGATTCAACACATCGAAGAAAATCAGCAGTCTTGACGGTCATTTTTCCCTGAACGTCCGAGAACCCTTCACCGGTTCCAACTTCATCCATGGCAACCATCGCCGTGATTTTGTATTCACTGGCATCGTCAGCACTTATCAGGTCAACGGACTGCCCGAACGCGCGAAACGCGGCCGGAAGAACTCTTGCCTGATAAGTGCTTTCGAATCTTGAAGCCATGGCTTGCAATCACGATTAGAACGGCAGGGAAACCTCAATCGCACAATACAGGATGTCCAGATTGTCCGTGTTGTTGTCTGACGTCTTCTGAATCTGAAAGTACGGCTGCAGACCGCTGCTGTAGTTGCTCATGTCAAAGCGAGTTCCGCTGGCAACGCGTCGCAGAGATCCGTTGTCGTTGCTGCCGTAGAACTCAATGTTGCTCTTGCGGCCCTTGGAAACGGAAGGCGGTTCCATGCTGGTGTTGCGGCTGGCAAAGTCGATCTTGAACCGCTTCCAACCGGTCCCGAGCGTCAATCCTGTGGCAACGTCGTCGTTGTCGTTTGTTCCGT